GGACCATTAAATGACGATTCATTCTTTTACACTTATCTTACTCCAGATCAACAAATAAAAAATGCTTCGTTGAAATTTTATCAAAGTATTGCTTCTTATGCAGCAGGAGATCCTACTTATGGTGGATGGTATATCAGTCAAATAAGTTTTTATAGGACTAGACCTATGAATGTATTTGTTCCTCTTGATTCTCCAGAGGCAACTGCATTCATTAGAACAGATCCTATCATGCAAGGTTTATCTCCTAACCAGAGATATAAGAAACTTCTTGAGATGTTAGATGCTGGAGATGAGTATTTGTTGAAGGCATTGGGTATGCAAGGAAGTAAGGCAAGACCTGCTGAAGTTCAAATGCCACAAAGTTGGCAACAGGCAGCAAATCAACCTTCTTACATGAATATTCAGGTTGGTGATCAACAATATGTCTCGCAGGATGGTCAAGTTCAAACTGATACGACAAGAGGAATTAAAGATGGTGAGATGGATGGGAGACCCATCTATTATGATGATCAGGGCAATATGAGAGTATCTCAACCTCAACCAGAATATAATCCAACTGTATACAATCCTGAGATTGATGGTGGTTATACACACTTGGATTACTTATATGGAGGACCAGAGGAAAGAGCAAGAATTCAAAATATTTGGAACCAAAGAAATAAAAATGCCTCTACTTCCACTACTACATCTACTGCACCTCCTGCACAAAATTATCAAAAACCAACTCCTATGTTTGATAAGTATGGAAGAAGGACTGATACTGGGGAACTAGAAAGAGGAATGAGAACTACTGATCCAGTTGGAGATCTTGCTACTCTTGGTGCAGCTGCCGCTATTACTAAGGGTGGATTAGCACTTGCCAAAACTGGTGCAGTAGGACAAACAATCAGGCAAGTTGGAAAGGTATTCAAACCAAAACCAACTGGTCCAGTTAAAGCAAAATATCCAACATCAGCAAAACCAAAACCAAAACCAAGTTCTCAATATAGAATTGATGAACCATTGAATCCTAGTGGTAGAAGATTTGACACATTTGGTAGAGAATTAAATCCTAAAACTGGTAAGGTTTTAAATAATTCTCATCAAATAGATGGAGAAGTTCTTGTAGAGAAGAAGAGACTTAAGTCTCCTAAGGAAGTTATTGCCAATAAAATTCCTGGATATTATGATGGCAAACCATCACCACTAGGATTCCCAATGGAACCACCTGTCAAGATGGTCAATGGAATGCATCCAGATCTTGTAGATGGTAAAAAGGTTTCGGATAGGTTTAATAAACTTGATCCAGAAAGTGCCAAAGCAATGCCACCAACAGGTAATCCATATATTGATAAGAAGGTCAGAGCAGCAGCAAAAAAACCAAAGTAGGGTATTCCGAACTCCTAATTTTTAAAAGCGTGCTATAAATATGTGTGGATGCCGTAAGGGTCCACACAATACAAACTCGCTTAATAGGAGCTAAGAAAGATGTCAAGTCTAGAGAAATATCATGCTGCCAACATAAATCAACTGTTGGACCGTATAAATAGAAACAGTATTGGAATGGATGAATATTTTGATCGCCTGTTTAAGTTGCAGGAAACGGCGACAAATTATCCTCCATATAATCTAGTCACGATTAGCAGCTCAGAATCGAGATTAGAACTAGCATTAGCAGGATTTAAAAAAGCAGAAGTCAATGTCTACACTCAAGACGGTAAACTCTTTGTCGAAGGACAAAAAGAAGACAAAGAAACCAAAGCAGAATATGTCCATAGAGGAGTGGCTCAGAGATCTTTCACCAGATCTTGGACACTCTCAGATGAAACGGAAGTTAGATCAGTTGTATTTGAGGATGGGTTACTGAGTATTACTCTCGGTAAGATCATCCCAGACCACCATAAACGTAAGGATTGGTTTTAATTTCCTAACAATTCCTTAAGATTTGTTGTAGTTGATACAGACTTTTGTATCACAGTGATACATAATTGCTATATAATTATGTAAGAGTTTGGAGGAAACATGAACTTTACAACTGCAACCCTAGTAATTGGGACTGTAACCTCTCTTTTTAGTTGGGCAGTTCTCTCACCAGTACTATCATAACACTTCCTGAAAACTGAATAGCAAAAAAGGAGGATTAGACCTCCTTTTTTAATAAATACCTAAAAAGTATTGTAGATCAATGGCATCTGTTTATAGGGTATTTACAGAAAAATTGGGTGGTGCAGATGCTACTACTTTTGTTGGTAATGAAGGAGAACTATTTTGGGATCCAACAACAACATCTCTTAAAATGTCTGATGGAAGCACTGCAGGAGGTGTTGCGGCAGGTGGTGCTCCAGTAGCAAAAGGGTGCATTAATATGAATGCCAATTCCCCAACATGGACTGGAACTACTGGTTATACAGTTGCTAAGTCTGGTGGAGATGGAAGTGCTCTTGGTGGAGATGTTTTCTACACATTAACTTTCCCAACAGCATATTCAGCAAGAACTGATTATATTGTTCAAGCTTCTTATGATGGAACTGATTGGGTTTCTGCCAATGGTGCACAGATTGCTATTGAAAGAAATGCCGCTAACATTGTATTTTGTATTAGGAGATGGAATGAAGATCCATTGAATCTTGGTGATATTATGGTTACTATCCATAACCTCTGATAAATAAAACTGAATATCGTCACCGCAGAGGGGCAACTGGCAAAATCCAGTTGATGCCCCTCTCTTTTTATGCTATAATACCGACAGGTGATATTCTGACATGTCCGTTAAATTAGTCTTATTGAAGTCTGGCGAGCAACTCATCTCCGATGCCAAAGAACTTGTTCAGAATGAAGTAGTTCATGGTTATCTTCTAAATAAACCGCACAAGGTTGCCAGTCAAAAATCTATTTTCTTGACTGAAGAAAGTGATTGTTCTGAAGATAATGTTGAAATTGTGTTTTCTCCCTGGATTCTTTTGACATCGGATGATGATATTGTTGTCCCCAAAGATTGGGTTGTGACTATTATGGAACCTTTGCAGTCCGTATCTGAAATGTATTTGGAAAAAATTAATGACTAAAGATATTAAATGCCTTCTTGTTGACATTGACAATGTTCTTATTAGTGAGGTTGTTGAGGTTGACTCTCCGATTGGAGATCCAAATTGCAAGTTAATCAATCCCTATCGGTTTTTTGGTGAAGGCAAGTATGAACGTTGGCCAAAAGCAACGAATCAAAAAGAACTGATGATTCGGTCGGAAGATATTCTGACCATTGCAGATCCAACTCCAGAAATTGTTGAAGAGTATCTAAAACTTACAGAATGAGATTTTACACGAACGTCCAAATGGTCGGGGATCACTTCTTGGTCCGAGGTTATGAAAATGGTCGCCATTTTGCAACCCGAGAGAAGTTTTACCCGACTCTTTTTGTTGCATCCAACAAGAAAACCAAGTACAAAACTCTTGAAGGTGAATATGTAGAATCTGTTGAACCTGGAACTGTTCGTGAGTGTCGTGAGTTTATCAAGCGATATGATGGTGTAGATAACTTTAAGATCTACGGAAACGACAGGTATATCTATCAGTATATTTCTGAGAAGTATCCTGAGGATGAGATTAAGTTTGATACTACTAAAATTAAAATCTCTACAATTGATATTGAGGTAAAATCAGAAAATGGATTCCCAGATGTTGAATCTGCCGCTGAGGAAGTTCTCCTCATCACCGTGCAGGACTATACTACCAAACAGATCCGCACCTGGGGTCAAGGACCCTTCAATAACAAACAACCGAATGTCATCTATAAAGGGTTCAGAACTGAGCATGAGCTCCTGAGTGACTTTATTAACTGGTGGATGATTGAGGAGAATACTCCTGAGGTTGTTACTGGTTGGAATAGTGAACTATATGATATGCCATATCTGGTACGGCGTATTGATAGAATTTTGGGTGAGAAGTTGATGAAACGTCTCTCACCTTGGGGATTGGTTACAGAAAAGGAAACATTTATTGCTGGACGGAAGCATATTTCCTATGATGTTGGTGGCATTACTCAACTTGATTATCTTAACTTATATAAGAAGTTTACTTATAAAGCGCAAGAATCTTACAGACTTGACTATATTGCAAGCGTTGAACTTGGACAGAAAAAACTTGACCACTCAGAGTTTGACACATTCAAAGACTTCTACACCAACGGATGGCAAAAGTTTGTAGAATACAACATCATTGACGTGGAACTTGTTGACCGTATGGAAGACAAGATGAAACTCATTGAACTTGCAATCGTTATGGCATATGACGCTAAGGCAAATTATGCAGATGTCTTCTCGCAGGTTCGGATGTGGGACACAATCATTTATAACTACTTAAAGAAGAGGAATATTGTTATTCCTCCTATTGTACGATCCGACAAAGACTCTAAGTATGCGGGAGCGTATGTCAAGGAACCGATTCCTGGAAAGTATGATTGGGTTGTGTCTTTCGACCTTAATAGCTTGTACCCTCATCTTATTATGCAGTACAACATCTCTCCCGAAACGCTCTTGGAGGAGAGACATCCAGCGACTACGGTTGATAGAATTCTTAATGAAGAAATAAATTTTGAACTCTATAAAGATAATGCGGTCTGTGCCAATGGTGCAATGTATCGCAAAGATGTACGTGGATTTTTGCCAGAACTTATGGAGAAAATCTATAAGGATCGTACTGTATTTAAAAAGAAAATGCTTGCTGCAAAGCAAGAATATGAAAAGACACCAACTAAGGATCTTGAGAAAGAGATTGCAAGGTGTAACAACATCCAGATGGCGCGTAAGATTCAACTTAACAGTGCTTATGGTGCTATTGGCAATCAATATTTCAGGTACTATAAGCTTGCCAATGCGGAGGCGATTACTCTCTCTGGTCAGGTATCAATCCGCTGGATTGAGAATAGAATGAATAAGTATCTGAATAAGGTACTTAAAACTGAGGATAAAGATTATGTTATTGCTTCTGATACCGATTCCATTTATCTTAATATGGGTCCTTTGGTTGAAAGTGTATACAAGGGAAGAGAGAAAACTACTGAAAGCATTGTCTCGTTCCTTAATAAGGTCTGTGAGGTGGAACTTGAAAAATATATTGACCGTTGCTACCAAGAATTGGCGACCTATGTGAACGCTTATGATCAGAAGATGTTCATGAAGCGTGAGAATATTGCTGAACGTGGTATTTGGACTGCGAAAAAGCGATACATCCTTAATGTGTGGGACAGTGAAGGTGTTCGTTATGATGAACCAAAACTGAAGATGATGGGTATTGAGGCAGTTAAATCCTCAACACCTGCACCATGCCGCAAAATGATTAAGGATGGTCTCAAGTTAATGATGAATAGTACAGAGGATGATGTAATTCAATTCATTGACAAATGTCGTTCAGAGTTTAAGCAACTTCCTCCAGAAGATATTGCATTCCCTCGTTCTGTATCTGATGTTGTAAAATACCGATCACATTCAAACATTTACGCAAAGGGTACACCTATTCATTGTCGTGGTGCACTGCTCTTTAATTACTATATCAAAGAGAAAAAACTCACTAATAAATATTCACTTATCAACAATGGGGAAAAAATTAAGTTTCTGTATTTAAAGAAACCTAATATTATCCAAGAGAATGTCATCTCTTTTATTCAAGACTTTCCTAGCGAACTTGGTCTTGACAAGTACATTGACTATGACCTACAATTCGAAAAGAGTTTTGTAGAACCACTCAAGGCAATCCTAGATGCCATTGGATGGAACGTTGAAAAAACTGTAAACCTAGAATCTTTCTTCTTTTAATGGATCTGCCTATTAACGACAATGAGCTTGCTACTATCGTAAAAGCAATGACTCTTGGGGGTGATACTGCTTTGTATCAAAAACTAAAACTTGTGAAGGAACTGCGAGAGCAGGACCTGCCTTATAAAAAAATTCTTCGTGAAGAATACGGGATGGTTGCTTGATGGACTTTTTGAAAGAAATTGTAAAAGAAATTGGTGATGACTATACAAAACTCGCCGCCGATATTGACGACACTGAAAGATACGTTGACACGGGTTCGTACATCTTTAACGCCCTTTGCTCAGGTAGTATATTTGGTGGTGTATCTGGGAATAAGATTACTGCTATTGCTGGCGAGTCTAGCACTGGAAAAACTTTTTTCTCTCTCGCTGTTGTCAAAAATTTCCTTGATGCTAATCCTGATGGGTATTGTCTATACTTTGATACAGAGGCAGCAGTTAATAAGTCTCTTCTTGAAAGCAGAGGATTACCTCTTGATCGCGTGGTAGTGGTAAATGTTGTCACTGTTGAGGAGTTTCGTAGCAAAGCACTCAAAGCAGTGGATCTATACCAAAAGAAACCTGAAGAAGAACGCAAACCAGTGATGTTTGTGCTAGACTCTTTGGGGATGCTCTCCACTGAGAAAGAAATTACTGACGCTCTTAACGATAAGCAAGTTCGGGACATGACCAAATCCCAACTTATCAAAGGTGCGTTCCGTATGCTCACTCTCAAGTTGGGTCAAGCAAACATTCCTATGATCGTTACTAACCACACTTACGATGTCATCGGTGCTTACGTTCCAACCAAAGAGATGGGTGGCGGCAGTGGTCTTAAGTATGCGGCGTCCACGATTATTCATCTTTCTAAGAAGAAGGAAAAGGATGGAACAGAAATCGTTGGAAACCTTATCAAAGCAAAGACTGCTAAGTCGCGTTTAAGTAAGGAGAATCAAGATGTTACAGTGCGTTTGTATTATGATGAACGTGGTCTTGACCGATATTATGGTCTCCTTGAACTCGGTGAATCTGCTGGAATG